GCGGCGCAGCGACTGTCACACCGGTCTGGTCTGGTTCGTCGGTGTCGCCCTCGATGCCGGACCCGTCGGCGTACCCGATCAGACCGAGCGCCCGACCCAACGCCTGGGTCATGGCCCGGTCGGGGTCGCGGGTGTCTTTCGCACCCTGGGCGCCGGGCACCGGTGCGCGTAACGCCCGTGTCCCAAACGCGCGGGCCAGCACCCGACCGGTTTCGAGTTCGACGACTTCGCAGCACCCGACAACGCGGGCGGTTTCACCGACATGGTCCTCGGTGAACGACTGGTGCAGCCCGTATTCCTTGGCCGGGTAGTCGGATCGGAACGCAGCCAACTTCTCAGAAACCCTGACGATGTCCATCAGGCAACCCGTGGTCGTTCGCTGGCGTACAGGGCGACGGTTGCGGTTACCCCTCGGGCGGTCAGCCGGTGGATCTGCCCGGTGTTGCCGGGTGTCGTTTCGGCTTCGACTACGGGGCCGCCCGGGAACTCGCGTTGGAGTTCGACGAGGCCGGTGTCGCGTAGCTCACCGAGGCGGGTACAAGCCTGGTTCGGTGAGATCGGGGCGCCGGCACCGTTGACGACGAGGCCGCGGGTCGCTAGTTCGTACCCGGTGAAACCGCCGTCGGGCCACACCTTGTGCATGGCGATCAGGATCTGGGCTTTCTGTGACCCTGATCGGACTTTCGACGCGGCGTGGTGGCTGGTCAACGGGTGGGCGTCAGATACCGGGCCGCCGGTCTGGTCCCACAGGGTGGGCGCTTTGTAGGCGCCCATCGCCATCTCGTCGAGCGTGCGCTGGTTCATGGTTGCTCCCCTGGTAGTCGTCGTCGGCCCCACCGGCCTTGCAGGCACCTTAGTCACAGGCGCGACACCGATCGGGCATACCCGTAAAACGGCGAAAAGACCCGCCGGGAAAAGCGGGTCTGTGCGCGGTGTTTGCCATCGGGTTACCCGGTCGACGGGTGGTTGGAAATGAACTCGTCGTAAGCCTCAGGGCTGTTCAGAACGATGGTGATGCCGCCGGCGGCCGGCTCCGGGCCTTTGCCGATCGTCATGCTGATGGTGCCGACGAGGGTGCCGACAGCGACCAGGAGGCCGGTGATCGCGGCTATCAGTTTCGTCATGTTGGACATCGGGCGCCCGATCAGTCGTAGAGGTATTCGGCCGGCCAGCTGCGCGACTCCAGGGCCGCCCACATGCGCCAGATCATGTCGAACATTTCGTCGGTCCGGATGTAGAGATCCTCGGTGCGGCCCCAGGTGTCGTGACCGTGGTTCCACAGGTCGTCGACCTGCCATTGCTCGACGCCGCCGCTACCGCCCGAGTCGATGCGTACCTGCAACTCGGTTACGCGGCGGGTCAGCTCGTCGATCTCCCAGTCCAAACCGTTTTCGAGATCCTCGAGCTTCCATTCGATGTCGACGCCGGCGTTCTGCCGTCCGATTATTTCCGCGACCTTTGTTTGGAGGTCCGAAATCTGCCAGCTGTAATCGTCGCCGCCGCTAGCCATCTCAGCGCCGAACGCCTCAGCGACGCGCCGGTTCAGGTCGTCGACCTGCCATTGGAGGTCCGACAACATCTGGCCGGCAGCCTCGAACTCGCCGGCCCGCTCCGTGACCTCCATACGGAACTCGTTTTGCTGGTTCCATGTCGATTCGATGTCGGTGCGGAGGATGCGCGCCTCGGTGCGGATCGTGTCGATCTGTTCGGCCTGGGTTGAAATCTCGATCCAGACGTCGGCCTGATCCTGGTACTGGTCGCGTAGCGAACCGATCTCGTCGAACAGCAGGTTCGTGCGGGTGTCCAGCTCGTTGGCGAGGCTGACCGCCCCGGCGAGTTCCTCGACGGCGAATGTCATGTCGCCGACCGCCTGGGAGTTGTCGTCGATCTGGGCGCGAATCATGAGGCCCTGCCAGGTAATGAACCCGACAGCGATCAGAACCGAAACGAGCGTCCCGAGGTTCAGCTGCGGGAGCTTCCATTGCTTCCAGCTGGTCGCCTCAGCGGCCGGCTTCTCGGTCATTTCACCAGCGACGGGGACTTGTCACCAACGAGGCGTTGCGCCGCGAAACCTTTCAGGACGGCCAGCACCGCGGCGATGGCGGCCACGGCGGCGGCCTGCACCGTCGAAACGGACAGGTCGACACCGGCTGTGTCGGCGAGCAGCAGCGCGGCGAACGACTGGATGAACGTCATCGCGCAGCGTTCCAGGAGGTCCAGGTAAGCCTTCATTCGTCATCGCCTTTCGTCGGGGTTTTGCCTTCGAGTTGCATTGCCAGCTCCTCGATGCGTTTCAGGATCATGGTGGTGCCGTTGAACACCCAGGTAGCGAGGCCGTCGAATCTCTCTTCCATTTCTGGTGTCATTTCATCCTCCGTTGTTGTGCCGTCCGGGAACGGTCCAGGTAGTGCGCCGCGAATCGTCGTTGCCTGATGGTGCCACGGCTCCCCCGGAACGGTCGTGTGGAGGCCCGAGGCGCGTAGCAGGTCGTGGACGTCGTCCCAGTCGAGCTTCCAATGGTGCGTCAGATCGACCGCGTAGGTGTACCCGTCGGGTTGTTCCATATGCCATGACCCGAGAAACGTCGTGCCGCCGTGCCGGCCGATGATGCGGTCAGGGTTCGCCGCGAGGTTGAACCCCGGTTTGCCTGCCTTGTAACCGGCATAGAGGCGTTCCTGTTCGCTTCGGGGGCGCCCCGCGGACTCTATGCGTAGGTGGGAACGCAGGACGTCAGAACGCCTGTACGCCCGGCTCAGCCTAAAAGCCAGGAGGGGTTCGATCAGGCGCACGTTCTCGTCGCCGTCGTCCTTGAACCCTTCGAGGTAGTCCAGGTCGGCCTGGTAGGCGTCATACATCGTCAGGTGGGGGTGGGCTTGAGATGGTGCCGTCGGGTAGCACCTCGGCGTCCGGGTAGAGGGCCTGGCAGAACGCGAGCGCGCCCTCCGGGGTGACTTCGGTGACCTGCCACGGGCCGCCGCGCAGGTCGGCGTCGTCGGAGGCGTAGCCGATGCGGTAGCCGGCGGCGTCGACCGCCCACGATGGGGCAGCGGTACCGCCCGCCTGGACGATTAGCGCTTCGGGGCCGGCACCGGAGGTGCCGTCGGTGAGTTTCCATTTAAGGTAGATCATGAGTCGAGTTCCTGGTGGCCGTTCTGTGCCTGTGCTTCGCGGTCTGCGACATAGCCATCGAGGAGGCCGGCCTGGCGCATCGAATCGAGCTGCGCCCAGGGGACGTTCCCGACCATCAGCTGAAGGTTCGTCTGTCTGGTGAGGCGGGCCTGCCAGTATTCGGGCTGCGCGTGTTCGATCTCAGCCCGGGTGTAATGCGTCGACTCGTCGAACAGGTCCGTCAGGATCGCTACCTCGCGTTCTGCGCCGCGCATGACCACCAGAGTCTGTTCCAGGCCGACCTGCTTTTCTTCGGCTTCGATCGCGTCGAGTTCGTCGCCCGTTTCGATCAGGCGTCGGATCTCGACTTCGGCTTTGCGAACGCCGAGCTGCGCCATGCGTAGTTTGTAACCCATGTCCTGTAGTTCCAGGCACAGCTGGTAGAACCGCATTTCGGGTGTGTCGTGCTGACCGATGACGAAATGGACGAGCTGGTAGCGGGACCGGGGCTGCTGGACCTCGGCAATAGCGTCGGAGATGTCCACTACAGCGCCCCCGAGTTGGCGAACGCCGCGAGGTTGTCGCGCGCGGCCGACAGGCCCGTCCCGAGCGTCGTGCGACCGTCGTCGGAGAACGCGAACTTGTCGACCGTGGTCACCTGTAACGAATAACCGGTGTTGCCACCGCTGATGTACCCGGCGGTGCCACTATCGGCCATGCCCGCTAGGGCTTCGGTCGCTGCGGAAATACCCGTGCCGAGCGTGGAGCGGCTGTCATCGGAGAACGCGAACTTGTCGACCGTCGACACCAGGACGGTCGTTTTACCGCCGGCGACGTAGCCGGCGGTGCCGCTGTTCGCCATCGCGGCCACCAAGTACCTCGTAGCCGACAGGCCCGTGCCGAGCGTGGAGCGGCTGTCGTCGGAGAACGCGAACTTGTCGACCGTCGAGTACCGCGTACCGGAAGCGTTGAACCCGCCGCAGACGTAGCCGGCGGTGCCGCTGTTCGCCATGCCGCCCGAATAGTTGCGCGCTACCGATAGGCCCGTGCCGAGCGTCGACATGCTGTCATCAGAGAACGCGAGCTTGTTCACCGTGGTGATATCCGAACCGTCAAAGCCGCCGCAGACGTAGCCGGCGGTGCCGCTGTTCGCCATCGCGGTCGGCGAGTACCGCGTACCAGACAGGGCCGCGCTGATTGTCGACAACGTATCGTCGGCAAATGACAGTTTTTCGACCGAATCCAACTCTGCCCAGGACGCGTTGTACCCGGCGGCGACGTAGCCGGCGGTGCCGCTGTTCGCCATGCCCGTCGTGTAAGAGCGGGCCGTCGTGAGGCCCGTGCCGAGCGTCGTGCGGGCGTCGTCGGAGAACGCGAACTTGTCGACGGTGGCGAAGTTCCCGCTGGCCACCGAGTAGCCACCGGCGACGAACCCGGCGGTAGCGGCAGGCACGGTGCCGCTCACGAGGCCGTTCAGCCACGTCGACACCATCGTCCCAGGCCGCGACCTCGACCCGTACCGGAGGGCCATTATTTGTCGATCTTGTTTGCGTAGCCGTGGACCACGATCACGTTGGTGGTCCCGGCGAACGCTTTGACGGTTAGGCCGTTCTGGAGTAGCAGCCCCGGTACCAGGAGCATCAGGCCCTCCTCGAAGGGGACCGTGATCTCGATGTTGCCGTTCGGGGCGGTCGCTTCGCCCCATTCCAGGGTGAGTTTCACATCCGTGTCGGACGAGTTGACGGCGTACAGCCATATCTCGTCGAGGTCGGTCGTGCCAGCCACGGCGGTATGGATCAGGGTGCCGGCGGTCGCTGTCGCGGCGACCAGGATGCCTTTGCCCTGAGTGGAGCCGGACAGGAGTTCTTTGGAATAAGTAGCCATAGGTGGTCCCCCCTAGAGGAACATTTCGAGGCCGACAATGAGGTTCTCCTCGGCCGGGTCTGAGCTGGCGGCGACGGTTTGTGTTGACCCGTCGGAAAACTCGAGGCCGCCCGTGTCCAGGACGATGCGGTTGTTCGTCAGGTCCATAATCATCGGGAGGATCTCGCCGGTGTCCCCGGTCATGCCTTCTTTGATCTGGGCGACCAGGTAGTCGCGTAGGAGGTTCTGGTCTGCGGAGCTGAGAACCTCGCCGGCTGAGAACGCGCCCGGCACCCCCGAAAATGTTTGTTGAGCCATGTTTGCCTCCTATGGGGCGAGTTTATTCGCGTCGAGGTGACCGTCGAGGGCGTTGTCGAGGATCAGGAACACGTTTTCGCCGGAACCTGACGTCGACAGGCGCATCGACCAGTCGTTCGGGGTGATGTCATGCCGGACACCCTCGACGCGCAGGATGCGGGTCTGCGGGTCGCTTGAACCGGCCGGCGTGAACGTCGCTTTGAGGCCGTCGTAGATGCCGAGTTTCGCAACCTTTTCGGCCTGGGCTTCTGTCATCGAACGGGGTTTGCAGTCCAGCGAAATGATTCGCAGCGACGGCGTCGAATGGAGGGCAACGAAGTTTTTGTTGGCTGTCATTACGTCTGCGTCGTTCAGGTTCAACAGGTTGCGGCGAACGATGGCCCTGATGCCGTACGCGGGCTGCCCGATCACGTTTTCGTCGTAGACCTGGTCGACACCGGTCGACCCGGCGTAGATGCCCCTTGTGTAGAGCAGCTCGGACCCGTAACTGGTCTGGAACCCGGTCATAGGCGGTGTGGACGCGCCTGTGGACGACCCGCCGAACGTCAGCCCGGTCGCAAACGACGCCGAGTTTCGCGCCTTGTACGTCAGGACGTTGCCACGCTTCGTCGACGCCGCCGCAGCGCCCCCTGGGATGCCCTGCCGGCAGAAAATGGCGCCGTCCTCCGACTGGGCGAGCCGGGCTGTGTACGTCGCTGTCTGGAGCCTTGCCACCGTCTCGGCGGCCATCGTCACCGACGAAGTGTCGATCGAACGATCAAGCGGGTTGGATTCGTCCGGGTAAGCCACCTGAGCGTTGTCGAGAATCGCCGTGAACCTCGCCGACCCGACCTGCTCGGCAAACGTCGCGTTGCCGGAACCGCCGGCGATGACGTCGACGAGTTCGGTGCGGGCCAGCTTCGACAGGCCGTCGGACGCTTTGACGATCATCACCGACTGGTTCTTGTCCGGGTAGGTGATGTCGGTGTCGTCGATGTTGCCGCGAAACAGGGTTGTCGGTTCGGACGCCGAGTTGAGGTAAACGAGGACGCGCAGCTCGGCGTTGATCCATTGCGCGTCACCGTAGGTGCCGCCGGTGAGCGGCCCGTACTTGTTGTCGTCGTTGTTGAGCGCCAGGGTGCAGGTGCCGGCCGTGAACGCATCGAGGACACGTTGGCGGCCTGTGTTGATCTTGATGCCGCGGACATCGGCGGTAACGGCGCGCCTCGACCCGTCGAGGTACACCTGGACGACGAACGTGGGGGCTGCCATCGGCTACTGCCCGACTGTCTGCTGCCAATGCGGCGGGAGCGGGCCGTTGCCGTCGACGTACTTGCCGAGCGCCTCGACGACTTCCTGGCCGGACACAGCCGGAGCGTTGATGACGATCTGGGTGTTGGGCGGGCCGCCGCCGATCGTCTGCCCGGTTAGGAAGTTCGCCCAATCTTCGCTCGGCCCGACGACCTCGTTGAAGAACTTCCTATCGGCTGCCGCCTGGGCGGTGTCGGCAAAAGCGGCCCCCTTGTGTTCCTCGGCTCCGGTCAGCATTTCTTCGGACAACGCCGCGGCTGCCTGGCTCGCGTTGGCGGCGGCAACCTCCATAGCGTCTCTGATGATGGCGGTCGCCGCCCCGGCAGCGGCCCCCACCCCACCGCTGTCAGCGGCGCCGGCCGACGAATAGGCCGCCCCGGCGGCGCTCGGGCCGACAACGATGCCGGCCAGGGGGGCCGCCTGTTCGCCTCGCTGGCCGGGGTCCATCATGAAACCGGCGGGCTGTGCGCGCGGGCGGTCCATTTCATCCTGGGCGCCGCGGATGAAATCCCTCGCCCACCCGATGCCGCTGATGATTCCGTTCAGCTCGGCAGACGCTTTCCATGAGTCCCAGAAGCCGAGGTCGTCGATCTCGTCCTGGGACATACCGCGGAGAGCGTCTGTGACCGACGTTATGAAACCCGATCCGGCTACCTTGCCGGCGATTACCCCGCCCTCGTACCAGGACGGGTCCGACCAGAACTGGCGAACAGCGGGCAGTACCACTTCGTTCAGGTGCGTCACAATCGACGTAAACGCCGGCAGGAGCGCGGTACCGATCTCGGTTTGGATCTTGTCCCACTCGCCGGCGAGAAGCTTCGACTGGTTCGTCGCCGAATCCGCGGTGCGGGTGAAATCGCCCATCTGGACGTTGGTCTGCTCCAGAATGACTTCGTAAGCGGCGAGGGCTTTCGCCTGAGGCGTAAGCGCGTCCTTCGTGCTGGTAATGATGCCCTTTTCGAGCGCTTTTGCTTTCAGCGTGGCGGCGTCGAGCAGGACACCGAAGCGGCGCAACGGTTCGGCTTCGCCGCGGAGGCCGGCCTGGATCGCTGTCAGGGTTTCCTCGACCGTTGCGTCATTGAATGACGACATGTCGCCAGCGAGGCCGACGAGGGTGGTCGCCATCGACGCCGAATCGGCTGCGGTCATCCCCATCGCTGACCCGAGGGTGCCGATCACCCCGGTGGCTTCCAGGGCGGCGCGTTCCGTTACACCGAACGCGTGCAGCGACGTTTCAGCGAACGCTTCGACCGCTGCGGCAGACTCGCCGAATACGACCCGGTTTTTGCTGAGCGATTCCTCCATCGACGCGGCTTTGTCGATCATCGGTTTCAGCGCGGCAGCTGTGGCGACCGCGACACCGCCCAGGGCGGCGAACCCGACGCCGGCCATCCTGGTGGCGCGCATCAGCTTGTCGGACATCAGCTGTGAGCCTTTGGAAACCCGCTTGAACGACTTCTGTAGGTTCTTGTCGCGGCCGACGAGGTTGACGGTGAGTGTTCTGGTCGTTGATGCCATTAGCCCGCCACCTTCCTGAGTACCTTCTCGATGTTGTCGGTGTATTCCTTCCGAATGAACCCGTTCAGACGCCTGATCGTCGGGAACAGAACGTAGCCGCCGCGCCGCTTGATCGGGAACTGCATCGTCGTTTCCTTGTTGCGGCCGCCGAACTCGGCTCCCATGACGAAATCGCCGGCAGATGGGCGGTTCTTGCGCCTCGACACGGCTGCCTTGCGGGCACCGCCGATCTTGACTTTCGGAACGGTGCCCTGGACGGCGCGCAGCGACGGCACGATGGTTTCGTACTGCTGCGCCGACCAGATCACGCGGGCTTTCTGTTTCATTTCGACGACGACTTTGTCGGCAATGACCTTGTTGCCCTGTTTGATCGCCTTTTTGGTTTCAGCCGGGGCGAACCGCAGCTCCCGGAGGAACTCGTCGAGGCCGAACATTTCGGCGCCGACCATCGTGCGGTTGTTCGACGGCTTTCGTGCCATTAGCGCCGGTTCCTCGCTTTCGCTTTCTCTGCTTCGTCGGCCTGGTACTCCAACACCCGCACAATCGCGTTCAACATTTCCGGCGGGCACCGAACGAGGTCTAGGGGCGAAATCCCTGTCCGAACCGCCAACGCGGCCACCTGAACGGTCAGGGCGTCCCATCCAAAGGGACGTCGTCGTCCTCGTCGCCGACCGCCTCGATGTCCTCCAGCAGATCCAACCATTTGTCGAACGGTTTGACCGCCGGGCCGTTGCCGGCTTCGGCTTCCTGCCACGCCGCCCGATGCGCCAACCAAGCAAGATGCTCGACGCGGACTTCCGACATGGCTTTCCCGAT